GGTCATCAGTCCACCTGTCTGCAAGTGTTCAACTGCCTTTGCCCAACTCTTGTGCTTGGGGTTGAGTTCTTCTTTCTTGGGTGCTGACTGCCTTCCCATTGCTTTCTCTCCGTCATCGTCATCGTCAATGTTCAAGTTTAGGATAGAACCGATGGATTGCCTTCTCGCATAAGTGATGGCAGACCCCATTGCTTGGGGATCGTTCTGCTTTGCAACCGGCATCACATAGGATGACTCCATCCACTCACCTGATTCAGCGTGAAGTATGATTGTTGTGAGTGCGTTCCCATCGGGGAATTGACTGATTGCCAATCCGCATTCGCTTAATGGCTTTTGAATGGTGTCCAGTATGTTCGCCAATGACGCATACTTTGATTTGAAGAAAGGATTCTTGGCTTCCTTTGATACTTTGCTCACAGTTGCTTGGAAGTTTACCAATGCACCGGCAATGTTCTTAATTGATTCTGATTTGTTCATAGAGTTTTTGTTTATAAAAAGTTAGTTTGTTGTCCGAGCATAAATAACACAGTGAACTTGTCCACTTCGTTGTTGAAGAATGCCTCAGAATTAATGCCATCAAATTCAGTTGCAACGCAATCACCGAATCCCACTTCTCGTGAGTTGACATATTCTTGCAGCTCATCAATGTGGTTTTTAATTAACCAATGATCAACGGCTTCAATCGTGTAGATGTATTTCTCTACCTGCACGATACCAGGAACGGAAAGAATCCATCCGTTAATTGCCAACTCAATCATTCGACACCTCCCTCAATGCAATCTCAATGACGGCTTTTGCTTTGGGAGAAACGATGTTTCCCTCAACTAAATACTTGCGAACAGTTGGAAGTGATACTCCCGTTTTTCTTGCGACAATCTGATAAAGACCTTGTCTGCGTTTCAGTTTGATGATTTCAATTGCTTTCGTGTAATCCATAACGAGAGCAAAAGTAAAATAAATAAATCAGTAATGCAAATATATTTTCCTTTTAGTTAGATTTTTATGTCCTCACTAAATATCAAATCTCCAAACCGAGCATTCAACTCGTTGACCAATTCCATCTGAATTGATTCCGTGAATGCCTTCTCAAGGAATGGTTGTGGCTTAGTTCCTCTGCGGTGAATATTTCTTGCAATGGCTTTGGCATAAGTGTCATATGATTGACCTTCGTATGGTTTCAATCCTTTTTGCTCTATCCACTGAACAAGTGATTGCCACAAGTACGGAGTGCCTTCAATATGCCCACCTCGTGTTGGCTTCCTTCCGTATTCAATAAACTCCCAATAATCCTCAGCCACAAGAATGGTGTTGATTGATGTGGGTGACTTGGTGATGTTTCCTGGTGCGAACGATTGGCGAAGTTTGGATGATGCGTTTGTTCCATTGGCATCAAGATTCGCCCAAATGGGTGGGATTACCTTCTTGTTCCACCAATCAATAATGATTTGCTGAAGGAGTGAACCTTGAGATGCGTCACCTAAATAAGTATCCAAGGCATCAGGCAATTTGGATAAATCTATTTGAGCCATATTGCAACGCTTAAAATGGTTAGGACTACACTCAGCATCTTGTAACTGATTAAAGTTCGTGAGATGGCTTTATTTCGCTTGACAAGTGCATTGTTGTCATCCTTCAGGTATCCGATGTTTGTCTTTTGCTTACCGATGATGGAATCTTGCTGGTCAATGATGATGGAATCCGCTTGGACAATCTTCATCAATTGCCCTACTTTCTGCCGTGCGATTGCACCTTTGACAAGATAACTATTCGCAGTTCGTAGAGTCGCAGAATCTATGGAGACGGATTGCCCCTTCAAGTCCTGAAGATGTAGCATCAAAAGTATCAAGAAATATCGTGTCATAGTGGTTGATTTCTTCAATGAGCTTTATTCTTTTTATCTTGGTATGCTCTACAATTCTTTCGTGCATCTCTACATTGATCTGCGGTGGTACGGGTCGTTGTTCTTCTTCAAAGTTGAACATTGACCAAAGCACACTACACAGGAACAACGCAACTATTAGCCAAATAAGGAGTGAGGATTTGGAAGTTGATTGCATATCCAGCAAGTATATCAGTTTTCGCATCGTAGAAAGGAGTGGCATTCCCGTTGATGCTTAATTCAAAGTCACCATCTGCTTGATTGTTGTTGTCAATCAAAGCAAATATGTCAGCCATAATCTGAGCCGTATCCGAAAGCACTTCAATCGTGTTGGATTCAGATTCAAAAACACGATCCATCACAATCAATGCAAAATTGTAGGTCATCAACTTACCGGCTGACTGGAGATTGAAGCCATCTGGATACAACCAAACAAGCGGATAGTACTCAACATTCTCAACCGTAAGATTGGACTGCTGACCTACACCAAAGTGACCGACCATCTTATGGCTTTCGGCTGCTTCTTGGATTTTTGTGATGATTTGGTTTAGGGTCATTCTTTAGGAATTTGAGAAGTTTGGCTTCGTTGTTCTTCTGCCACTTATTTGTCCTCGTGGGGGAAGTCGTATCCCCAAAAACAATCGTCATAATTTGTAGGTAGATAAATGCCTCCGCTGAATGCGGTGTTCTTTGGTCTGATGGTGTCAAAGGTATTGCCTGGATTCAAGAATAACGGATAATCGTTGGTGTTCGTACGCAAGTAATCACGCAATCTATTCGCATAGTATTCGGCTTTGTCACGATATCTGCCTTCAATCAATGTCATTTCTTCAACCGATACTGCACGAGCATTGTCAGATTCACGAGATGCAACCGACTTGTTCATCAACTTGAATGTCATTGGTAGCATTGCCTCAGTCAAAGTGTAGTACCTCAAACAAGGTGCGATGTATGAATCTAAAAGGGTGGTGTTTAAGTTGGTTAGCGTTCCTGCAAATGCCTGAACTTGCAACTCGTTGTAAATACCTGAACCGATGACATCCCGGATATAGATTTCTTGAGCTTCTTTGATTGCTGACTTGAGCAACTTGTCATCCACATTCTCATTCAACGGACTGTTGTCCTTGAGATAAGTGGTGCTTATGAAATATACAAAGTTTGTCATTTCTTAATTCTCCTTAATAATTGTTGTTGCCAAATGTGTCTGCATTGTGGCACATTGACATCTCTCACGGGGTCGTGATACCATCCACCTCGTCTGCTCCAAACATCAATTCCTGTTTGTGCCGACATCGCATCAATATCCGCACGAGAATAAACACGATTGGATCGGTCTATTTGTCGGCAGAAATCACGAGAGCCGGGTATAATCATTCCCCCTGATATTCCTGGTGCAACGGCGTATTTGTAACGGACAACGATTTCGGTTTGTAGTTGACTGATTTCATCCAATCCTTTTGGGGTTACTTCCAATCCTTGATTGTATCCTTTGATTAACTTGGCATCGTTCAATTTTGCAATGGTATCAACCACGACTTGTGGGTCTAACTTGGTGATGTTTACAATGTCACCTATCTGCAAACCTTTGTTTTCCTTCAGCACATTCAAGATGGCTGATTCAATCGCAGATGCGAAGTCAAACTTCATCGCTTCAAAGTTCTCAGCAGGTTCGCCATACTTCATAAACACCGCCAAATCTCTTTCATCATCCCATCCAAAAGGATTTTGTGATGACAAGGCAACGGGTGCTGATGAAGATTCCAACAAATCACCGCCAATAATCGGATCAAGTCCAGCCAATTGACGCTTCTCGTTGATGGTCATATTTGACAAGACATTGTTTGCAACCAACGGACTCAATGCGTTGATGGCATCGTTCAATGATGACTGCACTTTTACATTTGAAATTTGTGGAAGTCCTAATTCTGCACGAGCTTCTTCGTTTGAAATCAAACCTGCAGTAAATAACGCTTGATAATCCAATCCGATTGGTGGTTTGTTAATTGTTTCTAAGCGAACTGGAGAAATATACTCAAACAAATAAGTCAAAGTATCATCAATCTTTTGTTGACGGGGTTCTATGTATGATTGTTGGAACATCTCATAAGCTTCAATCATCTCGCTACGACCACCCAATTGACCTTCCACACGCACTCCAAACAACATCGGAGAGTTCACCTTGTGTGCAACAAATATCTCTTGTTGTACGGTCTTATTTAGCAAATCAAATTGCTTGTCAAAGTCCGATGGTTGCAAGTTTGAAATGACTGATTCTTTCTCTTGTGGGTCGTTGTATTGGATGATAAGTCCACCGGCATTGTCAGTTCCTTGATAGTTTTCCTTGAATCGTCTTGCAGTTGCACGAGCTTCTTCAGGTGTTGGGATTCCCTTGAATAACTGGATGTGAGTTTGTGCGGTGAATCCGTTTTTGATTGAATTCAAATAGTAATTTGAAATCTCGGTGTCCACCTCAATGTATTTCAACGCACCAACATAATCAGGCAAAGGATATTCACCTTGTCCGGGTCGGTAGAATTGACAATAATAAAGTGACTTAGATTCTCTTGTGGTTGTGTTGAATGGCTGATAATGGATTTGTTCTGCCTTGCGGTCAGTCCAATCCTCGCAATACACATACTCACCTTCAAGTCCTTTGCGGATATTCTTGAAAGGGATGTGGTAAATCTCTGCGATTGCCGTCTTTGCTTTGTTCCAAATTACCTCCAAGCAATAGCCATTGAACAACTCAAGGTCGTACGCTATTTTACCTTTGACTTGGTCAAGGGTTTCGTAGGCGTTAATGGCTTTGATCTTGGCTTCGGCTTTTGCGATGTCAACGGTGTTTTGTCCAAATACTTTAGTGCCAACTCCAGCAATATACGAAGCTTTTGAAGAAACGATTGCATTGTGTTTAGGGGATTTGTTAAATAGTTCTATAAGAAATTCGGGATAGAGATTGTCCGCTCCGAAAGTGACATATCCCTTCGCCTTATTCTCTTTGAATACGGGAAGAACATTGTCGTGAAAATTAATTCTTTGGAAGATCATCTCTACTAAATAGCAATCATTCCTTTTTGTTAGAGAACTTGTCAATAGATGTGAATCCAAGACAAGCAATCACGATGAATTCTACTGCACTAACCAAATCGGGAGAAGGTACAATGTCAGCAGGACTAAGAGAATTGTGAGCCATAGTCCCAAACAAAACAAAAGCACCGATGATGCCAACGAATCTTTTGGATGATGCTTCCCCTTTGTCACCTTTGAAAAAATCTA